CCATTTGTCGTAGCCTATTTTGATGGCTTTCCAATCCCTAGCTTTATGGGTATGACCGAATACTAAGTCATGTATACTGTCATTTCCTATTTGAACTTCAGCATTTTTACCACCATATTCTCTACCCATGATGTTAAGAGGTGCATGAACAAACGCTACACCAGCTATATATTTAAACTCACCATATTCAGATACACTCCAACCATATTCTTTAAAACTAGAATATAATTGATGTTTCATCATACCTTGTATCTCAGGTATATTTTCTTCAAATCTATGTATACGCAGCTCATGATTACCCATACAAAAATGTTTAGGATAATCTTTAATATATTTATCTAATATTTTTAAAGCCGAACGCATTGATGATATATCAACCATAAAAGCGTCTTTAAGTTTACCTTGCTGCGTACTATTCTTTTGAAAGAACGAAAGACTATCCATGCTGCTAAAGTCACCAATATGAATTATGTAATCAGGTTTAACTTTACGAATATGTTTACCTATCCAATGAAACCTGTTCTGAGGAATATGTGGGCTGTCATGGGTATCACCAATGACGAGGACTTTGTGTCCTTTGAATTTCATTCAACCGTTATAATTGAATAATTTGAGAGTTGTAAAGATAATAATTAATATAGATCCTATCCAGGCAACAGCTTTTAATGCTCCACGACCAGTAGACATTTCTTGTTTTAATTCATTAATTTCTTTTTTATTTTCTTTAATATCGTTTTTTATTTCTTCCAAAGTATCTTGAATTAATTTGTATTGTAAATCTTCAGGCATTTGAATTGCTCCAATCTGAAGAACATCTAAATACAATAGTTGTTTTTCTTTCTTTTAGATCATAGTCCATGTAATCTACAATATTATCTAAAGCGAAATTACATTCATTAGAATCATTAAATAATACAGGTACATCTGATTTAAAACATAGAGTTTGATCTAATACTCCTATGTTTAAAAAACATATAACTGCAAAGATTTTAAACATTATTTAGCTTTAATAATTTTTTTAATTCTCAAATTACCCTCCATGTCTGGTTCTAGTTCTGCTTCCACAAAACCGCATTCAAATCTTATTTTGTTTTGTCTGTCTGCAGAAAGATTACGTTCAGCTTCTCTTTTTAATTTTAAACATTTATGTAAGCTATCATCTTCTACCATCATGTGTCCATCTAAATTACCATTAACAAACATACACAAAGCTACTACCGTTTTAATAATTCCCATTTTTCCTCACTTTATCTTTTAATTCTTCAACATCTTTTTGTAGCTTATCAACTTGTTTTTTTAAGAAATCTATATTGACTCTATTGTTCATCATAGACTCCATTTCTAAAGTAACTTTTTCTAATTGTTTTGCAGAAAATTCTAAAAGCATATATTGCTCCTGATCGATCGGCTTTTGATCAGCTGCTTTGAGTAGATCAGCTTCAAATAAAGTAGCTCTTGTTTCTATATTATTTAATCTTTCTACAATACCAAAATAAGCCCATACAGCTGTAGCTGTTATTGCGATTAAACCTAAAAGATTTTTAAGGGGTAATCCTATTTCTGTTTTATCGGAGATAGAAGGCACTATGCACCACAGCTCTCACATTCATCAGGACACTTACAATCTGCTTTTGTTGTTGCTCCACAATCAGGACAAGGATTAATCATAGTTTATCCATTTCTGCTTTTAATAATTTCCATGTAATTTCTGAATGAGGATTAGTAGTAGTTGTAATTGCTACTTTATTTTCTTCTCCAATTACCCATTTAACTTTATTAAAATCTTCTTCTGTTTCCATTTTGTCATACGCTACAAATTCAACATTAGGTTTTAATGTTTGAACTGCTTTTCCAAATTTTTGTAAACTGTCCATTATGCTAATACCTCCATAGCTGTTAAGGTGCTTAAACCTTCAAGGTTATGATAAATTTGTGCACCAGAGTCATTAACTCTCCATTGTACTTTGTATGTTACTTGACTTGTTGTGCTTGGAGAATCCAAGTAATTCATATGAAAAGTAAAACCAAAATCATTAACACTAGATAGTTGATATTGATACATTCCTGTAAAACCATCATTTACCGCACCTATATTTGTTCCATTTCTATCAAATGTTGCACGCATATAAAAATTTGAATAGTTATTATTTTCAAAACAAGTACCACTATTAAAAGTTAAAAATATTTTTGATGATGTTGCTGTTGGCGTAATATTTAATGTAGTGCCTGTATCAACAAAACTTGTAGAAGTTGTGTTACCATAGTTTTGTGCTGAATAACTAACTACTTGACCAATCTTACCAGTTGGAATAGCCGCAGGTAAAGATGTGACAGCAGTAAGCGATTGATTGTTTAATTTAATAAGTGCCATTATGCGTTCTCCAATGCTTGTACTCTAGCTTCTAAAGTTTCTATTCTATCCATAGCTTCCTGTAATGCTTTGATTGATTTCATATAAAGTACAGAATATTTAACACCTTTTTTATTTTGTCCTGCTGTAAAATTACCCTCTTCGTCAATACTTCCAAAATCAGAATGTAAAGCTACATCTTCTTTTTCTGGTCTATCTTCTTCAATTAATTTTGACATACCTGAAGATTCTAGCTCTTGTGCTATAACCCCAAGATGATATGGAGTTTCATCTGCACCATCTCTATTAACTAATTTTTTAAGTTTAAATTTTCTTATTTTTAGTGCTTTAATATCTTCCCATTGAGAAGAAGCATCTTCAATATTCTGTTTAATTCTTTCATCTGATATTGCTCCATAGCTGTTAGAACTGTTTTGAACATTACCTCCATCTTGAACCCTAAAAGTTTGTCCTCCACCATTACGACCTTGATAATTATAATAATATCCACCAGAAGTATCTCTACTGCCTTCTGCTGATATGGTATAACTATCATAGCTACCATTTGACATTCTAACCCCTAAACCTTGCTGACTCTGTTGTGAATCTCTGATATCAAGTTTTGCTTCATTAGAAGTTGTGCCGATAGATATATCTCCGTCACTATGAATACGCATTCTTTCACTAGCACCAGTGTAAAATCTCATACTGTCATTTGAGTGTGCATAATTTATTTGACCTTGTGAATTACCTCCACTATCGCCAAAAGCTATTTTACCTTCGCCAGATGTTGATGAAAGTATGGACATACCCATATCTCCACCATTATCTTCTATAACTAATGCGTCTGCACCTGTGCTAACACTTGCACCTGTATCTGAAAGTTTAATGTGTAATCCAACACCTAAATCTTTTGAAGATAAACCACTTGTTGCAAAATAATTATCTGCATCTGCACTAACAGTAGAAAAAGATAACGTACCACTTCCATTAGTTGTTAATGCTTGACCATTAGTACCATCAGAAACAGCTAATTCAGTTATGCCTACTGACCCACTACTAGGAGTCTGAAAAGTAATACTTCTTTCTGCTAAAATAAAGTCTATGGAGTCTGAAGCCGATAGTGTACTTGCAAATGTTATCGTAGACCCAGAAACAGTGTAACTGTCTTGCGGTGCTTGTATAACACCATTTAATGAAACTGTAAGTGACTCTGCACTACTAGGAACATATGCTACACCATTAAGTAATAGGTTATAAGTAGCGGTAGCACTTGCAGTAATGGAGTCTAGTTTTACTCTATCTGATAAATTGTTTAATTGTCTGCCTATGTAACTCATAATTTATCCATTTCTGTTTTTACTGCTGTCCAAGTTAATTCTGAATGAGGACAAGTTGTAGTTGAAATAGCCCAACCATTACTATCTTCCCCTGTAACCCAATTTACATTATTAAAATCATTTTCTGTTTCTATTGTTCCATTATAAAAATATTCTGTATTTGGTCTAAGTGTAGATATAGCAGTTGAAAATTTTTCATTAGGATTTGTTGTCATGCCGCCACCTCTATTGCTGTTAAAGTTACATTTCCACCTGTGTTTGCACCAACATTAAGTTGAGTACCTGTGTTACTTCTCAAAGCTATACGATACAATATCTGATTAGTTGTGCTTGGAGAGTCGTAATAATTAAAAGTACCACTTGATACATTTCTTCCTGCACTATTATATATTTGCATAAAACCATTACCGTTAATTGCAACATTACTACTAGAAATCTCTCTCCAAATTGTAATATCTCCTTGTCTACCTGACGCTTCCGTATCAATAGTTGCTGAAAATAATAATAATATTTTGTTAGAAGAACTTGATGGAGTGATGTTTAAATTTAAACCTATTGAAGAATAGGAACTAGAACTTGTACTGTGTGAACTTGTTTGAGTTGCATTTACTACTTGTAAAACTTTACCAGTCGTTAATCCACTAGCTGTTACAATAGAACTAGGAAGTGATGTACCTGATTGTTTTGATAAATCTAAAGTTGTAAAAGGCATTATGGTTTCTCCCATACTATATGTGTTAATTTTCCATCGCTATCTCTAGCAAGTAGTTCATCATATTTTGAACTATCGTAATCAGCTGGAATATCTCTTAGTTTTTGTCTGTAAGTAGATTGTTCTTCTGTCATATTACCACGCATAACCCACCAATCAGTTTCCATTAATTTATCTAATCGTAAATCTTTTATTTTTTGTAATTTTTGTTCTTCAGTTTCTGACCAAGAATTATGTGCAGAAATTTCTTCTGCTGTCATTTCTATTTTTTGACCATCTATTATTTTATACATTACACAACTCCATACAATCTAAATTCACCTTCACCTATAGTGTTACTGTGTGAACATTGAATTTTTAAATTATTTATTTCTCCTGTAGCACCTCCAAAAAAATGTGTTCCAGAATTGTAAACATATTCGCTACTGTCTTTATCTGCATAAGATGACCTAACATCAAACAATCTTCTTGCTCCACTGCCTGTATCTAAATTTCTTAGATTATAACAACGAACAACGAAACCACAATTTCCGTAAGCTACGCCACCTCCAAAATCATAACCATTACCTGTTATTCCAACAATAGCGTCATCTCCAGCTCGGTTAATTGTAGTATTTGCAGATGCACCTGTTTGACCAACTTGTACTGTTCTTTTGTAATTACCATTAGTCGTATAATAACTACTGCCATTATCTGTGCTAACAGCTAATTGTAGGTTACCTCCACCACTACTAGCCATTTGAATAGCAGAGCCAGTGATAATGTATTGTTCGTAAGTATCTGTAATTAAAGATGATGAATAAGTTACACTTGCTGTTGAACTAGAAATATAAGTATCATCTAGTAAAACATGAGTACCACTAATAGTAGCACTACCACCCAAACTAACAGCACTACCATTTAGTGTTATGGAACTATTAGCAAGTTTAGAGTTTGCTATGCTACCTGCGAGCATGTCATTGGTTACTGTTCCGACTGCAGGACTAACAGTTTGGAATGTTCTACCTACATATAGAATCTCTACTCTGTCATTATTAAGAGTACCACCAAGAGTAAGTGTTGTGCCACTTACACTATAGTTATCATAACTTTGAACAACAGCATTTACTGTTACCAATATATCTTGAACGCTAGAAACAGAATAATCTAACGTAATAGTTGTTCCACTATTTGTTGTAGATACCTGTTTTCTAACTGTTTCAAAGTTAGTTGCTGGTTGTGATCCTATATATCCCATATTATGTACTTATTGCGTCTACACAAGATACCCAAGCGTCAACACTTGCAGCTGTATCTGAAACTATTTTCAATGCATCACCAGATTGCACTACTACTTTTCCTGTTCCTAAAACTTGCAAAGCTCCGCCTACAGGCACTGGAGCTGCTTTAACTAAGTAAATATCATTAGCACCATCATTAATATATACATCAACATTAATTGCAGATGTATGAATATTGGTTACATGAATACCTACTATTGTATCATAAGAATCAGCAGTAAGAATAGTAGATGGCGAAGTACCGATATTATTTCCAGTAAATCTTCTAAAATTTTGTGCCATTATATTTCCTTATAAAGCTACTGCCATGGCGATTGCAAATCCAGCAGAAGCAAAACTACTTGCGTCTACTGCGGCAGTTTGCCATGAACTGCCATTATAAACTTTTAACTCGTTAGCTGTTGTATTAAAATATAAATCACCAGTTGTCAATGCATCACCATCATTGTCTACGCTAGGATCACTAGCTTTAGCTCCTAAGTATGTATCATCAAAATTATCCGCTGCTGCCTCAGCTGCTGCTTGAGCAGTTTGGGCCGCAGTTGCAGACGTTGCCGCATTTGTAGCAGAAGTTGCCGCATTACTAGCTTGAGTCGTAGCAGTAGTTTCAGAAGCTGCTGCATTTGTTTCTGACGTAGAAGCATTAGTAGCACTGGTAGCCGCATTGGTAGCAGAGGTACTAGCAGCACTTGCTTGCGTAGTTGCTGTCGTTGCACTACTTGCCGCACTCGTTGCACTAGAAGCAGCTGCTGTTGCACTTGTAGAAGCATTACTTTCAGAAGTAGCCGCATTAGTTGCACTTGTTGCTGCAGCACTTGCAGATGAAGAAGCCGCACTAGCTGATGTAGAAGCATTGGTTTCTGATGTACCAGCATTAGTTTCTGATGTAGCCGCATTTGTTGCGCTAGTCGCTGCATTAGTAGCTGAAGTTGCTGCCGCTGTAGCCGAACTTGCTGCTGCTGTAGCACTAGCTGCTGCCGCAGTTGCTGATGAAGTAGCACTAGCAGCGTCTACTAATAAATCATAATAAGAAGAATTAGCATTAGTTGATATAGGTAGCGATCCACTTGAGGTATGATTGGTATTAATTATATATATATTACCATTGGTAGTATCTTTGATAATATCCCTCTGAACATATGCAGTACTTGAAGCCCAGTTACCTCTATAGTTACCTATTTCTTGTGAAAATTCTAATCCATTTCCAGCACTATTTACCGTTAGCAGTTTATTTGCGACCAACTCTGGAAATGTTAAACCATACGCTGTTGATGTACTAGATTTAGATTTAACAGTAAAATTAAAATCTCTTTCATTTTGTTGCATCATTGCAACAATTTTATCTAATTCTGTATTAAGTGTTTCTATTGGGAATGTACCAGAAGTAGGGAAATCAGTAGTTCTAGCAATAGCTAGTTCTCTTAATATAGTATAGGTATCACCAGCAGTAGCTCCAGATCCTAATGTAATATTACCACCACCAGACTCTCCAGCACCACTTACTGAATATTGTGTTACTAATGTTGGGTTAGCAGCTTTAGTTAATGTAGTATCTACACCACCTGAACTTGTATGAATAACTACTAAATCATCATCATTAAAAAACTCAAAAGGAACAGTAAATACTGTTTGGCTGCTAGTAGCAGTATACTGTACTCTAGGTGAAGTATCTGATATTGTTATGCTCATCTAAGTCCTTTTTGTTCTATCTCATCAAATAATGAATCAAGAAACCATACATTCTGAAAAGGTAAAAGTCTACGCACATTCCTAGCTGTGTGGTGATTGTATTTACCTGTACCCCAAGTAAAGGCAATATCTGCTATATTTTCTAATTGAGAAGCAGTTGGGCCAAGAACATCAGCTATTGGCATACCATATGGCCCAAGATTTTTTCTTTGATTATATGTTCCATATGGTTTTTTTGCATTAAGTAATGGTCTAAATCCTATTTGATTATTACTAAGTCTTTCAACCGCATTATTAATATCTGAAAAATATCCACCTAAACCAGATCTATCAAATGCGTCTACAAGTTTTTGACCCATAGGTTTTTTACTATAACTTCTATTAAATGCTCTTTGTCTATATGCGTCAACCATAGCACCAGCTGCCATTAACATTAAAATACTTTGCATAAATAATGCGTCTCTTTCTTGTAAACCTCTAAATAACATTCTTTGAGTAGACGCTATTCCAAATTTTTTAAACTGTAATATAACACCACCAAGTTCTGTGTTTGCCCATAATGGCACATCACCTTTGCCTGGAGTTACTATATCTATTTTTGCTTGTTTACCTAATGCAGCATGAAATGCTTTTGCCGCTTCAATACCCTCATCTGTTTGATCCCAAACATCAGTATTACCAACACGCATATGTTTATAGTTTTCACCTACACCTTTCCATGATTTAGCATTTTTACCATAACCATGTTTTGTATATTGTTTATATATTTTTTTAGCTAAATCATCTGTAATGCCTAAGTTTCTTAACCGCATTAAATTAACTTTATCTAATTTACCTGTTAAAACTAATTTTTCTATTGATTCTAACATTCTAGCTCCATTAAAAAATACAGCCATAGTTTTAACACCAGTATTCCAAGGATTAGATAAATTTAAAAAAGTAAAATATAAATTACCCATTTTACTTACACCTTGTTCAAATTTATTAAATACCCCAAATGCGTCATCTACTCCATACATTGACATAGCTCTTTGACTGTTAGCCATATCTAATGCTTCACCACCAAGATTTGCTGATCTTTTTGACATTTTAAATATTTCTTTAGCCATTCCGCTAGTATACATTTCCCAAGATAATTTAAATGTTTTAGTAATTCCATTTATAGAAATTAATCTTGCTGTATCAACTACTTGACTTATTCCTGTAAGCATTGACATAGCATTATATAATTTAAACATTCTAATACCTCTACTTACACTTCTATTTGGATCTTCTGGCAATCCATAAGTACCTCTAGCTAATGATATTGAAGCGTCTAAATCTTCTAATATTTCATCTTTTTCTTTTATTAATTTTTTAGTTTTTGCTGTTGCAACTTTTTTACCATCTACAATTTTTAAACTATCTTCAATCATATCATCATATTCTTCTGCTATTTGTCTAACACCAACAATATGTTTTCCAGCTTGATAGTTAGATCCATATCCCATTGGATCTCCAAATCTTTTTGTTATTTCAATATCAGGTATAGTTTGATTGTAATACATTCTATTAATTATATTAATATCTGTTTCTACAAAACCAGCTTTAGCTAAATCTTGATAATCAATATTTAAATTTCTAGCTCTAAATCTTGCAGAAATTCTATCCATTTTAGTTAATAGTTCTGTTTCTAATAATTCTTTTTCACTAGCTTCCATTGTAGAAAATCTAGATAATCTTTTAAATTGTCGTGCTAAATTTTCATAAGCTATGTATGGTTGATATTCTAAAAAATCTTCTATAATTTTTGTTATTTCATCATCATCTAATTTTAAACCAGCTTTAGTTATTGATCTACGCATAAGATCTGAAAACTCATCAAACCTTCTGCTTATTTCATCTTTTCTATAAATAATAGGAACATAAGTATCTTTTCTTAAAATACCGTTTTGTTTTATATCATCTCTTGCTTTTTCTAATCTTCTTATTCTTGCAGCAATACTTGCTTTAACATCTGCATTTTTAACTGTTACTTCTAATAACTGTAAATATTGTATTTGTGTATTTACCCATGCTGGTACTATTTCTAATGATTCATATTCTTTACCAATAATATTAAAAAATTCATCAGATCCTTTTGACGCTTTTATTACTTCTGGTTCTACTTCTTGTTTACCTAATCTATATAATGTAATTTCATTTCTAAATTGTTTAGGTGATAATATAGAAGCATTACCTTTGCCAGTTCCTTTTTTATAATCAAATGTTCTTTCAAAAAAACCTTGATCTTTTAATCCCATTCTTTTTAAATATTCTGAATATGCACCTTCAATAATAGTAGTGTTTTTTAATACTAATGAAGTAAACCTAGCAGATATACTTCTTTCTATTGTTTCTGCTACAGATGTTTTATTTTGTGCATTTTTAATTTGATATAATGGATTATCTAAAACATTTTCTATAAATGTTTGCGCATTACTAATTCCTTTTTGCAATACTCTAACTATTGGATTCATAGGAAAATCTTCTGCTATAAATCCTAATCCAGTTTTTTTAATTTTATTTAATGCTTGTAATTCTTCTTCTTTTAATAATTCATTATTTTTTCTTGCTGCAGCACCAACTGTATTTTTACTATCAAAAATAATTTCATCAGTTTTATCTAATGCATTAGCATTATCATCAAATTTTTTACCTACATTTTTAGGAATACTAGGAAACATAGCTGGTATAATAAAACCACCAGCACTAATTAAAGCTGTTTCATGCATTGGTCTTTCATCAGTTAACATTCTTTTTGATAATTCTTCAGCAGTTACTATACCACCAAATCCAGCAGCTCTTTTTAATCTGCTACCTGTCATTAATAAACTGCCAGCTTTAGTAAAAGCAAACAAACTAGAAGGATCTAATAATCCACCAATTATTCTTCCAATAATATAAGCTGGAGATCCACCAACTTTTTGTTGTTTTTCTACAAACTTTTGAATCAATACTTTTGTATGTTCTGCATTATTACTATGCATAAAATTACCTAAGTAATCTTTAAATTGATCTAACTGAGGATCTGCAAATATATTATAATCAGGATCATAGTCATACATAGAGGTTGTTCCTCTAATAGCTTTAGCTGCATATAATGCTCCAAGAGTTAATGTATTTTCATCAATTACTCCTGTACCAAAATTTACTCCAGCTTGGTAAATATCTTCAAATGCAGATGTTCTATCAACTGGTTTTATATCTGAGTATGTTCTAAAAGAACGACCACCACCAATACCAACTTCAGGCATTAATCTTCCTGTACGGTATTAGTATATTGACCATTTACCCAAGCTAATAATATTTTTGCTCTCTTATCATTTCTAACAAATATACCAGATTTGTTATCATCTTTTGCTGCCAAACCATCATTATACAATTCTTGTAATACAGTTACTTTTCTTGTTGCATATTTAGGATTTTCTTTTCTTAATGCACTACCATCAGCTGTATATGGAGTATATGTTCCTAAATATGATTTATCACCTGTATTAATAAAGTTAGCTAATGCTTCTGTAAATGCTGGCCCTAATAATCCTTGATATTGCATATCTGCTAATACAATTTGTAATAAACCATTTTTAACTCCACTAATATCTGCACCTAAATTTTTCATTTTTTGTTTAGATATTTTTTTTGCTTCACTAACTTTTATTCTAGTAATAGCGTCACCATCTTCTTTGGTAATTTTTTCAGTTTTATTTTTAAGTTTTTCTATATTGTAACCTCTGCTAACAAGTTCATTAACAACACTTTTATCTTTAAGTGATAAACCATAACCAATAGTAATATCACCAGCTATATTTTCATATGCTTCAAATTTAAATATTCCACCTTCTTCGTTATCAATAATAAAATTATATGCACCATCAGTATATGTAATTCCTAATTTATTAAATTGATTAACTTTTTTTAAAATTTTTTGTGATTGTTCTTCCCAGTTATCATAATTATAATCTAGTCCAGGTATTAAACTTGCTACTTTTTCTGCACCTTCTCTACCTAAATTATGAATATCGTTTTTTAATTTAAACATTGTAAATCCTGCAAATTCTGCAAGTTGCCTTCTGCTTTCTGAGAACCAACCATCACCAATAGTTCTATCATATGTTTTTTTTCTTTCTAAAAATCCTTCTCCCCATTCGCTTTTATATGCGTCACTTCTTAAATTATCAGGGCTAAATTCTAAATAATCAGGTTTACTTCCTGAAAAATCATATGGCGCATATAATGAATCTTGATCATTTGATAAGTCATAAAATGTTCCATCACCATCATAATCTACTCTTATTCTATATGCTGGTCTGTTTACTCCTGAGCTTTTATCATAAGTAAATCTTATTCTTTTGTCATCAATCATTTGAAATAAATTATTTTGATCCATAAATTCTTCAGTAATACCCATTTCTCTTCTTATTTCTTCACTCATACCAAACAATCTATTTTGTATAGTTTTTACTGCGTCAGTTTTTATTTCATCTTCAGTAAGATACTTACTGTATGTTTGCATTATAGGAAATTGTACTAATTCTTTTGCCATATTATTCAAACCCATACCCTTCAGCATTAAGATCACTAAGAGCAAACTTAACAATTTCATTAATATCATTTTCAATTTCTCTTACAGTTCTTACTTTTAAATCTTTTTCTGTTACTGGTTTACCTCTTGTTTTATAATATGATACCATATAGTTTGGTAATCTATCTAATAGTTCTTCTACCATAACATTATATTGCAATTCTTCTTTTTCATAATCTTTAACTTTAAATATATTTAATATTGGTACATCAATTAATGGTTTAACAGCTGGTTCTTGTACTACACCAGTACCAATAGCTGTTCCAAAATTTACACCAAATATAGATATAGCAGCCATTTCCATATGTTGTCTCATTTGATTAGCTAATACATCTTGATCTAAGTCTTTTAATTTATCATTAAAAACATTTAATAATTTATCTGATTCATCTTGTGTATATTCATTATGTAATTCAAACCAATTTTTAATAAAATCACTTTCAATAATACCACCTGAAGTATTTTCTCTATAATTTTTATAATCTTTATAAAATTCAGCAAGTAACATTTGTTGTTCCTTAGATACACCTTCTATTCCCATACCTGCAACTGAAGGCACTTCTTGTAAAGAATGTAGCATACCAGCTATTTCTATAAGAGAATCTCTATTTGCTTCTTTTTCTAAATTTAATGGATTGTTTAAATTTTCAGTTATGTATTCAGTTATTATAGGAGGAACAACACCCATGTTTAATGCATATTGTTTTAATTGAAAGAAATGACCTTTGCTTTCATCTGCTACTAATTCATTATTTAACATTACAAAATCATATTCCAATGATAATGTGTTAGATGTTCTTCCAGTCATATCATATATATGTTGTTCTATAATTTGATTTTTAATTTCTTGGTCATTAATTTCACTTTCAGGAACTCCATTAGCTAACATTAATTCTTTAATTCTACCTATAGTTCCTGTCCAAGTTTTATTATATTGACCTATATTGTAATCTTTATTTTTATACATTATTTCTGTTGTATTAGGATCAGAACTAAAAAGAACTTTACTTAATGCACCTATAATATTACTTTTTGTATTTTCTAAAGTTATTCTTTCTCTATCTTCTACTGTAGCATTTATTAAATTTAATTCTCTTAAAAGTTGTTCATCAGTAATAGATGTGTAAGGTTTTTTTACTCTAGATTCTATTACATTAATATTTTCTTTATACTCAGCTGCAATAGCGTTTTTAATATTATTTTGCTCAGTACTCATTTGATTATACAAATTATCTACATATTCTTCTGCATTTGCTTTTAATTGATTTCTTTCTTCTCCTGTAGAATTAACAAGTGTACTAAATCCATCAAGATTATCTACATCAGGATTATTTAAATACTCTTGCATATTTTTTTTAATTTGAGCTATTGCAATTTCTACATTAGTTTTTTGACCTTCTTTTTTATCAAAACTTTTTTGATATTTATCATCTCCATTTAAATCTTGTTGTAATAAATATTCTTTATCTAATATTTGTGCAGCTTCTAATAATGCTCTATTTTTAGAATTTAATCTTGCTCCTTCAAAACCTAGTTGATGTTTTCTTTTCCATTGATCAGGAGTAGGTAATCCACTTCTATATTGTGGATCTAATGAATTATACATATTTTCATATGACGCAGCTTTTTCTGCAAATTCTGCTAAAACACTACTCATTACTTCATTATCAAATTCTGCATATGGAGTTTGTTCTAAATTTCTTAAAGTATTATCAAGCCATATTTGGTTTGAATCTTCATTTACTTTTATTAATTCTGCTTGTTGATTATTATAATGTCTATTAATTATTTGCTGGCCTTCTCTTGCAGCCATCATACCAGCATATTGTTTTGCCCAACCTTTGTATCTATTAGGTACTTGATTAACTAATGTATTTACATATGCGTCTACACTTTTAGTAAATCCATTTGGATTAACTCTATTGTCCATAGCAAATTTATTTATTGCTTTATAAGTATCAATACCAAATTGTGCTTTCCATTTTTCTTCTTCCATAACTGCAATACGTTTAGTTTGAACATCTATATTTTTACCAATACTTTCTGCAGCTGTTGCTAACCAATCCCCACCATAAGTAGGTACTACACCCATTCTACTAGCTATTGAACTAGGAGTAACTTGTGTTTCTTTTTTTCCTCTAACTAATGCCATTATAATCCATACGGAAATCCAATCCGCCCTTTGCTATTATACTGATACCCTATATTTATATCAGGTTGTTTAGTTCCTTTCATATATTTATATGTTGCAGTTCCACTTACTAATTGAGCTAAAATGCTAGTATAACCACCAAATACTAAATCTTTTTGTTTTAAATTGTTTTCAAACATCATGCTGCTATATTTTGTATCAACAACTTTGCCCATTAACCGTATATCAGCAATATCTTTATTTCTATTTTTAGCTACTTGTTTATTAATATTTAAAAAACTCATACTATCATCTGAATAACCAGCAATAGATTGAAACGCTGCATTGTTAGCAAATTCTTCTTCAGCTTGTTGTCGTCTTTGATTTTCCGCTTCTAAAGCTCTTAAAGACGCTAATCTTGATTCTGCTGCTATTCTATAATTTTCTCTTGCCAAAGCAGCTCTTTGAGCTTGAATACTTTGTATTTGTCCTACTGTTTGAACGCCTTGACTTATAGCAAATAATGTTGCTGCTTCTACTCCACTCATGCGAATTGTATCTCCATAGCTATTCCTAATACCTTTAATGGTAAAGGATCGTTTTGGCTAATAGTAATTGTTGGACTTTTACTATAACCTAAAAAGTTAAATTCCTTTTTTTCTGTTACTGGTGTTGTATCACTATTAATAGTAAAATCAACTTGTTGTATAACTAACTCTTTAGCTTCTAAGTCTTGTGCTTTCATTGTAATATCTAAACCACCAGATATATCTACAATAGCTTTATTTACTCGTCTTGGCTGTCCTGTCAATGGCCCAGTATCTATTTCTTTATCTATTGGCATAGTTTCTAATATAGGAGTAAAATTAAATCCTACTCTAGTACCTGTAGGGAAAGGTGCAGAAGTCAGTGTAATTCTATTATTACTATCTACTGTAAATTCACCTAATGATCCATTTCCATATACAGCATATACTGTATCTGTATTTTCATAAATTGCATTAACTGTATGAACAAATCCATCTACTACAGTAATAGCTGCATTATCTGCTGGAGAAACAGCTAAGTTTTGATCTAGTGTTAAATCATAACCAGCAGCAGTTTGTGTTACAGCAGTAATGGTATATTTAGTTGCATTACCAGCAATAGTAAAAGTTTCTTGTATTTGTGGTGCAGAAGTAAATCCATCTACCGATAATGTATTTCCTGTTTGACTTGCTCCATTTACTAAAGGTGTACCTTTTTGAAATACAGTAGTAGTAGTAGAACAATCAAGAGTAATGCTATCATCATTTGCATATCTTTCTAAAAAATATTTTGTACCTGAAGGTACTACTCTTTTTACTATAACAAATAATTGATCATTTAATGCAGCTATACTATGATATTTATCGCCAGTTTGTGTTTCCCACATAGTCCAACCAGCTATTTTTTCATCACGAATAGAATGAAATACAGCTATTTTACCATCATCATTAGATCCACTATTTAAGAAAAAAGCAAATTGTTCTGGTTTGATTTCATTACCAGTCATCATTGATAATTGTTTTGGTGTATCAATTAAATGAGAAGCTAATACAGATACACTTGTAGATCTGTATGCTTGTTCAACATCAGAAAATACATACTCCCTAATTGCTTTACCATTTTTTTGACTAAACAAAGAAGCACCATCAAAAGGTATTGGTGCAGCTCTATTGCAGCCATAAGGTGTTTGTCGAAGAAATGCTATACTTGCTGGAGTAATTGCAGCAGACTGTGATGATACAGGTACATAATATTCACCACTATCTGTAAATATTTGTAAGTTACGAGAAGATAATAAATGCCTTACTTCATTTACTTCACCACTTGCAATAGATACATTAATTGCTTCATTAGCTAATCCAGTTCCTAAATCAAAATTAAAATAACCTCCAATTTGACTTGCAATAATTGCTGAAGGTTTATCTCTTACTCCTCCAAACCATAATCTATTATCATGGAAACAAACAGCTTGAGGATAACCTCTAGGAATAGAAATAAGTTCTTCTTCCCAATCATATAAAGGCCCAGTTCCAGAAGCTACTGTTTCAATAATTGTTCCTGTTACTTCTGTTGGACTTGTGTACCCAGTTATTTTAACTTGAGATCCATCTATTTTTAAATAATGATTTACATAATCTGCTGTAAAAAAACCACTAGACGCTGTAATTGTTCTACCTGTTCCTGTTGCTGCTGTACTTAATGTTAATGTTACATCATGGCTTTCATATTTATAAAATGGTGCATGAGTTTTATATGCACCAGAAACTACCACATCTTCATCTTCTTCAAATTCAAATTCAGAAACACTAAATGTACTTGCAGAAGTTCTTTTAACTTCAATTATTGGATTATCTCTATGTGTAATAAAAACAGTATCAGCAAATTGCGCATAGTTTAATTCAAAAAGTTGAGCTGTTGTCCAATTACAATTAGTAGTAATATTGCTTTGAATAACAGCTCCTGCATTGGAATAAACATCTAACCGATTGTTAGACAATGCAAATATTGCAACCTCATCATTAGAAAATATAAAAGGAATTATTCTACATTCTGCTGGCATAGTAGCCATATATTCTGTTGCTGGTCTACGCATGACACCACCTTCATCTAATAGATACCAATTGCGTACTTGTTTACCACCTTCAAAATATGCTTTAGCGTCAGTCCTGGCATTGAGTAAATTATTAATCTCACCAGCTGAAAAGTTAGTATATACTTGTCTAATTTTTCTAGGCATTATCCGACCACAAGTCCACTACGACTGCTTCTTCTTTCTGTTATAAATCTATCAGTAGAAAGCGTTTTAGTAGTAGTTTCTTGTGAATCAGTATTTTTAGCTATTAATAATTGTCTTTCACTTAGTTGATCAAATTCTCTAACTAGAGCTGCGTCTCTTGCTACTGATCCACCAAAGATACTAGCTAGTTTATATTCTACTGCTAATCTAAAATGAGGAGGAAACTGATCTTCGCTTTGTCTAAAAATGTAATCCATTATAACTGCACTTTGAGATCCAAAGCCATCTAAATATATTTTATCTTCATATCTATTGTATTGTATTAATGCGTCATTAACTGTAATTGCTAAAATTTTTAAACATTGTGGATTAGCTGGTATTTGATAAGCATATTCAAATCTACCAGTAGGTGCGTCAGCTAATAATGATAGTTGTTGTTGACCAGTTGCAAATCTCCAATTATGTCTAGTTAAAGTAGATTCTATTACTTCTTCATAAATTGTATTTGTAACTAATGCTTCAGTAGTACCATCAGTAAATGATGAAATAGGATTTGATCCTATCATTACTAATGCTCTTGAAGCTATATCTATTTTGGTTACTGCCATACA